CAAAAGAGTATTTAAATAGACACATTATACCGGCATTAAATTGTTTAGATCTTTTATTTAATAACCGTCTTTTAGAAGATCCTGTAAAGATATCTACTCCAATGTCTTTTTACTCTATTTTAGAACTTTGTTCTAAAATACCTGATTTATACGGCGTAGCGATCTACGATACTAAAAGAGAAAACGTATTCAATCCCCTACACCCGGTAACAGCTTTAACCTTATTAGATTTTAAAGATTTACTAGGGCTAGAGAAGGAAATTTTTATTCCTATTTTTTATAGGTTACAAGAAAAAGTTATAAGCAATAAAAATTTGTATAATCTTGAAAATATGGATATACCTTCACTAAACTATGACAAAATTATGAATACGGTATTTGAGGCAGTAAGTAAAAAATCTTTTAATATAGCTTCTAAACCGAATCCAGAAGCGTTGGATTTAAAATTGTACGAAAAATCTTTAGACGAAATCCTGAACAGAAGGGTACGATATAATGAATTTTTTACTACTCAAAATTTATTCTTTATGGAAGCTCCTTCTAAAGAAGAAGAATTATTTATCTTAATTCCGCATCAAATCTTGACTCAAGGTACATACGTACCTTATTACGGTATGTCTATAGTATCTAATTTTTCTTCACAAAACTCTACGGAAGGTTTGCATATGACTCCTATGCTATCTAATAACATCTCTTTCTTAGATTATTTAGAGGCTGTAGAAACAGGTGAAGTAGATGACTATGATAATCCTGAAGACGAAACTCCAGAATATAATTTAGACAACAATGTAGTAGCTAAGTATTACGATACTGAAGATATAAACGTAAAAGGTTCAGTTTGTACCGGAAATGAAGATAATAGGAAGTTTAGCGCAATAGTAAATACGAATATGTCTAATGCAGGAAATGCGTATTGTATGTACACTCTACTTCCGGGATGGTTGTCTTGGGCAGAGTATGCCAGAGATTATGCTTTAAAAATATATAAGGAAGCACAGTGGATAAAATGATTAAAGAATATACTACGGATAAATTTGTATCCGTAGTCCTTTGGGATAACAAAACTCTACAAGAAATTTATGAAAAAAGTGGAGAACTAGCTGACTCTAGCGAATATCAAGTACATTACTGGAGTCTAAATATGCAAAAAGTATTTGATGATGGTTCTATACTCGTAGTACAAATACCTACAACTATCTTTAACTATCCTCAAGAAGTTGCGGGAGCTAGTATAGACTTTGAGTTAAAAGACGTTGAAGAAGTATCCAATGCTCTTGCTCCGATTCAAGAACTAGAGATTACTAAGCTTTTACCTTTAGTTGAGAAACATTTTGAAGGATTTACTTTTCAATCTGTTTCACTAAATACTCTACATAGACATCCATAATGAATTTAGTTAAGGATTTGAAAGACGTTATTGAGTACGTCAAAGATATAAAAGCTAACGTAGAAAATTTAAAACTAAGGATAGATATGTCGGTAGGGTCTTCAAGAGAACCTTACCGTTCTTGGCATAACGATTTAGAATCTATAATTAAAGATTTAGAAAGGGTAATTCAGTGAGAATTTCAGTAAAACCAGAAATAACTTCTACAGTCAATAGACAAGCATTTAGTACTACAGATTTAGCTAAGGACATTAAAAACAGTCCGGGAATCGTGTATCCATTAGCTGAAGCTAAATGGCAAACGTCTATTAGTTCTATCGTAGATCATAACAGGAACGATAGAGTAGAACTTGCTCATAGTGAAGCAAGATTGTGTAACGTTGAAGGAAATGTTATTAAGTACTATAAAGGTAGATGTATATCATATGTAAGAGATCCAGAAGTAACTATAAAACCAAGTATTGCGGAAACGTTTTTCGAGATTCCGGAAAAAGTAGTTGGGGAAGGTTACTTTGTAACTGACAGAGTTCCTAAAATTACTAAGTTTATAGAAGAGCTTAAAAATTTTTGGGATAAATGCGATTATAAACCTTCTACAGATTTTGTTAAACCGGAAAATTTAACTAAAAAAACGTATAAATTTCCAGCTACGATATACTCTTACAGCGGTCTTACGTATAATACAAATCCTGAAAAAAGCGTAAATGATTTATATAATATAGATTTTTACGTCTCGTATATAAACAATCGTTTCAAAGATTCAGAGTGTATTGAACTTAAAACTAAAAAAGAATTTACAGCTCTTGCTATAGGTAAAGCTCAAAAGTATCTTTGTACTGTTTCTAAAGACTACTTAAATCTGAAAGAAGTTCCAAGTATGTTTGGAGACAGTAAAAAAGATTTAGAAGAAAGTTATTTGGATCTTTTAATGAGGATCGAAGATGACTTCATTAGTTATTGATATAGAAACAGAGAATATACCGGCTTTAGTCTCAGATATAAAAACAATACACTGTATAGCTATAAAAAAGAATAAAGACGAAACTATGTGCTTTACGTCTAAACCTTTAACAAATTCTGACGGATCGTTACAAGATGCTAAAGAAATGCTATCTAAAGCAGATCTAATAATAGGGCATAATATATGTAAATTTGATATTCCGGTAATTAGGAATTTACTTTATGATATATCTTGCCCTATCGTAGATACGTTAATAGATGCAAAATTAACATACCCAAAAGACATTCTTAAAAGTATTGATTATGGTATTGACGAGTTACCTAAATCTCTTATAGGTTCATATTCATTAGAAGCCTTCGGTTATAGATTCGGTTTAAATAAAATCGAATTTAACGATTTTACCGAACTTACCGAAGATATGGTAACGTATTGTAAAAGAGACGTAGATTTAACTTATGAACTATACGAGCATCTAAGATCACACGTCGATTACCCTAGTTCTAAAGTCAGAGAACTAGAGTATAAGGTAGCTAGTATCATTTATGAACAGCAAGAGTTCGGTTTTTGGTTTGATATAGATAAAGCTATGGATCTAGCTACAAAGTTGAAATTTAGGCAGATGAATCTTGAGCATAAACTTTTAAAGATATTTCCGCCTAAGTTTGAACCTGATGGAGATGTAATAGTTCCGGCTAAAGCTAGGGTAATGAAATTGAGAAAAAACGTAGAGTTGCCTAGTTACGTTAATCTAACGAATTATTTTAGTCCTTTACCTATTGCTAAAAATGGTAAGTATAAATTTCCTCCAAAATCTATGAAATGGTCTGATAAGCCTTATAGAATAGTTCATCAAAGATTTGACGGAGAATACCAAAAAATCAAATTAGTTAGATTTAATCCTAATTCTAGACAACAGATAGCTAGTAGGCTTATCGAAACATTCGGTTGGAAACCTGTAAATTATACAAGTAAAGGTAATATCAAGGTAGATGAAAGCATCTTAGGAGAAACCTTTGATCTTACCGAAGACACTATTATTTAACTTCTTATAAAACTTTTCATTTTAACCCGCATAATTTATATCATAAAAACATTTCTTAAATTTACTTTGAAAAGGAGAAATATGACAGAAATTGAGAAATGGCAAGCGGTAGATAAAGTAGCTTCTTTATCTAAAGATAAACGTAAAGTCGGTTGTTGTTTATTTCCTATAAATAAAAAACATACATATTACTTTGCAGCATATAACAAAACTCCATTAGATTTACCTACAAGAGATTTGGAAGGTCATACGGTTAGAGAAGTCATTCACGCAGAAATAGGTGCTTTAATTTTTGCGGAAAAGGGAGAGTACGATCTTTACTGTACGTATGCCCCTTGCGTAAATTGTGCTTCGGCTATCATACTATCTAATAAAGTTAAATCCGTTCATTATCAGTCTCTTTTAAACGGTAATGAAGAAGGTTTAAAATTGTTAGAACAAGCAAATATACCCGTATTTCAAGGATAGCTAATGGAAGATTTAAATAGTACATTAGCTACTTTGAAAGAATATCTAAAGCTAAGCAAAGACTTAGGTCAGTTACTTACTGGTTCTGGTAGCTTTATAAATTGCTTTAACAAAGATACCCATAGACTTCACGGTAGAGTAGATTCTTTAGGAGCAAATACAGGAAGAATGACTCACTCTAAACCTAATATTACTCAACTATCTAAAGATTTAGAGTTTAGAGAACTTATGAGCGTTCCTGAAGGTAAGCTCTTAGTAGATGTAGATGCGGATGCGTTGAGTTTAGCGCATATAAAACAGATTGAACTCGGTGAAACTCCTAACGTATAAGACGAGGACAATACCGAACTAAGACAAGAGTAATCTTGTAAAGCGTAACGACTATCTCGAAAGAGAGTACATTGCAAGCTTATGGCAATGGAAGCGGTCTGGTATAGAAATATACGTGATATAGTCTGATCTTATAGGAAACTATGAGCAGTTCATAAGAGAACGTAGTAGCCTTTGCGAAGCTACTAGAACACAAATGTAGAACTCGTAATGTTAGGACATTACTTAGGACAGTTTGATAACTACGAATTTGCTCATATCGTAGATACGGGTAAAAAATCTAACGGAACGGATATTCATACGGTCAATCAGCATAGAGTAGGACTTCCTACAAGAGATGCCTCAAAGGTCTTTATTTATAGCGTTATATATGGTGCTGGAGAAACTAAGATAGGCATTCAGACTTGGGATAAAACTCCTTTTGAATATACTTCACAAGAGTACCGTCAAGCTAAAGAGAAAGTTGAAAAAAGACTTACGTTTATAAATGGTAAAGCTTTTTACCCTATAGCTAAGGAAACATTAGCTCCGTACGACGAAGACATCATAATGCAAACTATTTACGGTGCTAGAGTATCTACGTTGTTTAGGGATAACACTAAAGGATATAAGAAGTTAGTAGAACACACGATAGCCAACGTTAAGAACAACAAAATCATAGGCTTAGACGGAAGGTTACTTAATGTCCGTGCAGAGCATAAAGCCTTGAATCTATTGCTTCAAAGCGCAGGAGCTATCTTTATGAAATACTATCTCATATGTATTGATGAAGGATTGAATAAACTCTTTACTCACGGTAAAGAATATGCTTATGTAGCTAACATACATGATGCCGTTAATTTAGAGATCATTCCGGAAGTTAAAGAACCCGTTAAAGAAATTTTAACTCAATCTTTTAAAACAGCTAGCGATATGTTAGGACTTAAGTATCAAGTAAAAGGAGAACCTCACTTCGGACGTACTCAAGCAGAAACTCATTAAAGGAGAAAAATGAAAGAGTTTTTTATAAAAAATTGGTTTTTAATATCTCTGATAGCTTTTATTACTTGCGGATTCATAAAGACTGATGAATTGATGAAAGATAGGACTAAAGCTATCTTAGAAAGTGCAGAAGCTACTGAAAAAGTTATTGAAGTTGAAGAACAGTTGTATACCATAGCAGGTTTATTAGATTCGCAATTAAAACAAGACATCGCTAGATTTAAAGAGATGAATAAAATCTATGCAAATATGCTAAATAAAGACCTTACTATGACGGAATATGTTCAAAGAGCATCTAAAGAGTTTTCCTTAGATCCACTGTTGCTAACAAGTTTAATTAATTCCGAAACCGAATTTGATCCGACTAAAGTACATAAAAATAATCAAGTATCAGGCTTGGGAGGTATTCATTCCAAATACTGGAAAATACCTAATAAAACTATAGAAGAACAAATTTATGCTACAGCTTTTGTATTAAATTATTATATAACTAAAAGCGACGGAGATATCATAAAAGCTCTTACGGCATATAAAGGAGTGTCTGAAATCGGTAAAAATAGAGCTTTAGCCGTATACAACGCCTATATGAACATAAAGGAAAAAAATGCTGACAAAGATTAATGGTAGAGTTCATAAAGTGAAATTAGAAAACTGTTTTTTAGAGCCTTACGAAGTAGCTGAACTTATGAATGAAGCAGGAGAGCTAAGACTACCTGAAATAGTATGGAATCTAAAGGAAGAAACTACTGTATCTCTTATAGACTTTATTCATAGATATTTTAAAAGGGTTGAAGATGTATGACTTATTACGAATAGAATTAGAAAAGAAAAATGCTTTTTCTACAAAAATGCCTAAATTTTTTACTGACCTAGCTAAGAGTATTCCAAATACTAGAGTTTCAGATAAGATGAAACTAACGATAGCTGTAAGTGAGTTTATATTATTTGCTTCACAGTTTAGACGAAATATCTTACACTGGAACACTAGCTCTATTCCTATTAATGCTATTACGTTTTGTATAACCGGTAGCGGAGTAGGTAAAGATAGCTCTATAAATGCTATGCGAAAGAATTATAGACTAGGTTACGAGTTTATAAACTCTGTTAGAGAGGGTAAAGCCATAGAAGCAGCGATTAGGTCTGCTAAGAACAAAAATCTAGCTAAAGCAGATACTGCTGAAGTTTATTCAAAGTTTTATTCTCCACCTATTCCGTTGTTTGCAGCTCCTTCGACAGTTGAAGGCTATATAGCGTATCTAAATGAAATAGATGAGGACGGTATAGGAGCAGGATTTATAACTAGCTCAGAGTTTGGTTCAGAGCTTTTAGTATCTCCGGTCATTACTTCAAACCTTCAACTGTTATCTGAGATGTACGATGAAGGTAAGAAAGAAGTAAAGGTTATAAAGGACAAAGAACGTCAATCGAAAGAGATTAAGAATCTTCCGGTATCGGCTTTATTCGTAGGAAGTCCAGATAATATACTTTTTGATGATACAGTAAAAAGAAAGTTCAAGATTGAGTTTAGTTCAAAGTTAGCTAGAAGAAGTTTCTTTAACTACAATGTTGAAATACCTCCACAAAAAGAATATAGCAAAATTTCTGAAATGATTACTGATGAAATAGCTTTAGAAGATACTGCTAGAGAGATTATAACAGCTTATGAAAATATATTCTTAGATATTGCAAAAAAGCAGTATGAAAAACGAAAGATACCTTTAACAGTATCTAAAGAAGCTATTGCCCTGTTTACTACATATCGTAGATATAACGTAGAAGCTAGCGATATGATTAAAAAGCAATATCCTATATCTAAGATTGTTAGAGCGCATATGCAGTGGAAAGCTTTAAAGCTAAGCGGAGCGATAGCAATCTTTAAAGATCACGATACGATTACCGAAGAAGATTACTTAGAAGCTATTAGATTCTGCGAGGTCTTAAATGAAGATATGATGAACTTTGAAATAGAGTTGGTTAAAGAACCTTATGAACTTTTTGTTTCCTTAGTTCAGCAACTGTTAGAGAATAATAAGTGCTTCGTAAATATCCATCTTCTTAAAAAGCTAGGCTATATTCAAGGAAGTTCAAACATATCTCAAAGACTTAAAGAGCTTGCGACATTAGCGGGAAGTTATGATGAAAGCGGAGTGTATAAAGCCGTTGAAAACGGTATTGAATACTCTAAAATCATTAAAACTAATGCTCTTGGAGTAAGTTACTTAGAATGTAGCGGAACTAAGGAAGAGCGTCAAAGTAAGTGTGCAAGCGGTTATAGTTATGCAGAAGTCGATTTCAAAGCTTTAGGAGATATGCTTTTAAAAGACTATGCATATAGTCCGTTTAAATTCAAAAACGGAATAAGAGGTAAAGCTAACATTGAAGGAGGAACTAAGTGGATTGCTTTAGATGTAGATAAATCTATATTTACGGATGAGCAAACTCATTTAATTCTTCAAAACTTCAATCACCATATCGTAAGAACTTCTAATCAAAACAATCCTAATAAATTTAGAGTATTACTTGAGTTAGATAGCTTTGTAGATCTAGACGATAGAGCATATAAAGCTTTTATTGAAAGTATAGCTGAGTATTTAAGCTTAGATATAGATCCTTTACCTAAGTCTCAGATATTCTTTAGTTATGCCGGTAGAAAAGTTTATTCCGTTACAGATAAAGAGCCTATCGAAGTTAGATTGCATCTTATCAACGCAAATAACGAAACAAAACCTAAAGTGCCTTTAGATTCTTTGTCAGATCCTCAAAAGAAAGCTTTACTATCTTCTCCATTTGATACCTTTAGATATGCGTTTGAAGCTAATCAAGGCGAAGGTAGTATTAGCCTTATTCGTGCAGCTAAGCATGCTAAAGATCTTGGAATGGATAAAGAAGGAATACTAAATCTAATGGAAGAGATTAACTCTTACTGGGAAGAACCTATGGAACAGACTAGGTTTGAAAATACAATTTTAAATCAAATTAGAAACTGGAGTATGTAATGGCTACAAGATGTTTAATTGGATGTAAAGACCCAAATACTAATAACATAGACTACATATACTGTCATTGGGATGGTTATCCGCAAGGCGAAGGAGGCGTAGGAGATACTTTAAAAAGGTTTTATACGTCAAAAGATAAAGTTAAAAAACTTATATCGTTAGGGGATCTAAGTTCTTTAAGACCTAGATTAGCTCCTGAACCGGGTGAAGAGCATACGTTTGAAAATTTTCTTTCAAACGTATGTATTTTTTATCATAGAGATAGGAAAGAACCTTATGAAGAAACGGTTCATAGAACTAATATAGGGTTTGAACTAGAACCTCCTTTAGGTCCTGAATATCTCTATCTTTTTGAAAATGGTAAATGGAAGTATTGTGAGAAAAAACACGATTGGAAAGAGTTATGAACTTAAATAGAAAACAGTTGATAGTTTATAACTGGTTTATTTCAGCTATGCCAAAAGACACTAGAACAGTACTTCTAACCGGAGCGGCAGGAACGGGTAAAAGTTATCTTATATCTAAAATAGCTCAAAATTTTAAAGGTAGCGTACTTATAACGGCTACAACGAATAAAGCTAAAGCTAATCTAAAAGAAACTACAGGTAAAGAAGCTTACACAACTCACTCAGCTTTAGGTTTCGTAATGATTCGCAATGGCACGCAAGAGTACCTAAGCGATATAAACGAAGCTAGGGAAGCAGATCTTTTAATAGTAGACGAAGTATCTATGCTACCTAATCAAGTTTATCAAAAGATTCTTAAAACTCCTTATAAATACATTTTATTCGTGGGAGACGAATGTCAGTTACCGGCAGTAGGAGTGAAAGCTAAGATTCAAACAGACTTAAGCGTAAATCTAACGCAACAAATGCGTCAAGATGAAACGGATGTAAAGCTTAAAAGGTATATGGAAAAGTTAAGAGAATCCATTAAATCCAAAAAACTTCCGGATTTTAAACAAGACTTACCTAATAATATTGCAATGTACGAAGACCATAAAGAGTTTTGTAAAGCCTATCTGGACTGCGAATCTTCTAAAAGAATCTTAGCTTACTCAAATAAAGTAATTGATGCTTACAATAATAACATAACCGGTAAAGAAAGATATAAAGCAGGAGATTTATTAGTTATAGATAAACCTTTAGGTAAAGCTAAGAATGGAGATATAGTCGAGGTTATGACTGCTGGAGAGTATGAAGATAGATTCGTAGTAAGAGTATCTTTTGATGGAAATCAGTATGGTTTTTACGTTATGAAATCTAAGACACTTGAAGAAAAGTTTTTAAATAAAGCATTAGAACTTGGTCAAGAGTACTATTGGAATACGGTAGATAGTATATATCATCCTAAACATATCTATGCTTCTACAATTCATAAAGCTCAAGGACAGACAATCGAGGAAGTTTTTATAGATGCTAGAGATATTGCTGCTCAGTTAGATAGGAAACCTTCGAGATATAACCATTACAATGGTCCTATATCTAATGAAGAGTTTTTAAAACTCTTTTATGTCGCATTGTCCAGAATGAAAGTTAAAGCTCATGTTTTCATAGGAGAGAAAAGATCGTATAAAAATTTGAAAGGAGAAAAATGAATCCGGAAATATATAAAGTTTTAAAAGAAATCTTTGAAGGATTTCAAAAGATACTTGCTTTAGTTACGCAAGAAGAGGATAAGAAGTATAAAAGCTCTACTCTAATAGACGACATCGCTTCAGAAGTGTTAAAACCTACAGAAGTAAAGCGTACTACTACCAACCCTTTTACCGTAGAAGAAGTTAGAACAAGATATTGGGGTGAGAGTGAACTTAAATCTGTAGCATATTGCGCAGATGAATTTACTCCTAAATCTAAAAGAACTTTAGAGTACTTGTTACGAATTCTTCCTAAAGAATATACTGAAGCTTCCGTTAGATCTAAACTAAGACGCTTAGGATACGTTGTACGTAAGGGAGTAATATGTCAGAAATAAAGGTCAATCTAATTAAAGTAAGTGAATATAAGGTGTCTATAGAATCAGCTAAAGACGAGAACGAAGCAATACAAAAAGCTTTAGAATACTTTCATGCGCTTCCTACGCAATGTCAGGAAGCTTTGTTGGTAAATACAGAATGGCAGGAGAATGTAGAGTGGAATTAAAACCTATGAATTATAAAGAAAATTATGAAGGATTGATTCCTGAGGGAGCTTTTAGAATATCTCCATCGGCGGTATCAAAATTTACAGATAAGAAATGGGAGTGGTATCGTGCCCAAGTATTAGGTGAAGAGGTGTTTAAAGGTAATTTTTTCTCAGTGTTAGGCTCTTGCGTGCATAGAATAGCAGAAAGCTATACTAAGTTACAAAAAGTAGATAAACAAGAGTTGTATGACTATATAGATTCTAGCGAATGTCTTGAACAAGAGGAGAAAGACCGTATTAAAGATCAAATGATACCTATGGGTCAAGTATTGATAGATTATCTAAGAGTTCACGGTATTCCTGAAAAATCAGAGGATGCTATATGCGTAGAACTGATGCCGGGAGTATATGTAGGAGGTACAGCAGACGCTCTTATAGGAGATACGATAGTAGATTATAAAACTACTTCTAAGATAACTCCAGATGATTATATACCTATGCACTATAAATGGCAGTTGCTTACTTATGCTTGGGTATACAGAAAACTAGGTGTAGACGTAACTCGTATGCGTATAGTATGGATTACTCAAAATATAGTAGGACGAATTAGCGAAAAGACTGGTAAACCTATGAAAGACTATCCGTCTCAAGTTGTTCCGGTAACGGAGTTAATAACTGACGAAGATATGGAGTTTATAGAGCAATATCTAAAACTTATAGCCGAAACATATCTAAAAGCTAAAGAGTGTCCAGAACTGACTTACCTTCTATATTCCGATTATAGATTAAAGGAAATCTAATGGGATGGAAAGTCTATAAAGTACCTATAGAGCATAGACAAGCTATGGAGGCTATTATGAAAGGATATGATGCGGATGAAGCTGCTGAATTAGTGCCAAAAGATCAATGGAGAAATATAGCATACTTTGGAGAGCTAAATGATGCAGGACTGTTCGTAGATGCACTCCATACGCCTGATGGATATACAGCAATTTATACAATAAGAGAGGAGAAAGATTAGTGGCAAATACTGTAAAGCTTTTAGTTGCAGGATATGAGGCTAGTGGTAAATCTACCGTTACTTCAAAAGTAAAGAATGCTTTAGTTATAAATTTTGATAAGAAAGAGTACGGTTTTCAAGTACCTCACGCAAATTTTAAAAAGTATGAAGGTATAGATAGCGTTATAGATTTCATAAATGATAAGATTTCTAGTTATAAAGAAAAGTTTGGTAGTTTTCCTGAAGTTGTGATATTAGATACTATAACTCAACTGTATGCGGCTATGACCAAATACAATTCAGTAAAGTATTCTAATTTTAAAATACACGAGCAAAATAATATAGATACTCTTGAATTAAATAATTATATTGAAAATGTTTTGATAGCTAATGGAGTATCTGTTATAGTTGTAGCTCATACGGTAGTAGACCCTGATAGCGGTCGTCATATCATCCCGGCTCAAGGTCAGTTCGCTAAAGCCGGTTCTTGGTTATCTATCGTAAATGATGCTATATTCATTGAAAAATCAAGCGGTAAACTGATAGTGTTTTTTAAGAGTTTCAAGTATCCCGCAAGGAGTACTTTGAAAGAGTTGCCTGAAAAGGTCGATATGGATAAATTCGATATCAACGAATATATCCAACAACTTCTAACTTCTAAAGTAGAAGCAGAGGAATATATATTATAAAGGATTTAAATGGCATTTTTTACACCTAAGGTAGACACCAAAGCAATTGCGGAGTCAGATTTTGAGTATATTAAACAAAGCGGTATTTACGATTGTAAGATTAAGTTTATTAGCGTAAAAGTAAATGATCACGGAGCTAGAAGTTTGGACTTTAATGTAGAGTACAAAGGTAGTACTCTTACTTTGTACGGTTTAAAACTAGACGATAACAAAGGTAACGAACACTTTCAACGTAAAGTATTTAATAAGCTATGTATCATAGCTGGATTAGAGTCTATTGATGAGCCGGTAGAAAGAACTGAGATAGTTGGTAAAGATAGAAAAGAACAAGAGTTTAAAGTCCTTGATCAGTTCGATGAATTTGAAGTCAAGATTAGAATTAGATATAGGTATTCTAAGTATGAAGGTAAGATCAGAGAAAACCCTGAAATAATGGGCTTTTATAGAATTGAAGACGGAGCTACGGCAGCAGAGATTGTAAACGATACTGAACCCGGAGTACAGCTTGAGAAAGATCTAAAATATGCTTCAGAGAACAAGTATGATGACGGTTTAACTATAGCCGAAGTAGAAGCTTGGAAAGCTGAGGGAAAAAATAAAGACTCCGGTACTGCTCAACCTAGCGAACCGGCAAAAAAATCTAATCCGTTTAAAAAATGATTTTATGCGGAATAGATCCCGGAGCTAACGGATCTATTTCAATATTTGATGGTAACGAAATATATTTTAGAGACTATAAAATTAAAGGTCTGTTATCGTATATTGAGTTACTCACTACTTACTCCCCTGACCTATGTATAGTTGAAAAAGTTCATTCTATGCCGGGTCAGGGAGTATCTTCAACGTTTAGTTTCGGACAAAGATTAGGAGAAATCGAAGGTATGTTAATGACTCTTAACGTACCTTATCAATTAGTTTTACCTAGAGTCTGGCAAAAGAATCTAGGTTTAAACCCTAAAGCAACTAAAAAAGACATTGCTTCCGTCCTTCTTAAATTGTATCCACATGCTCAGTTATACGGTACTAAAGGAGGTTTATTAGATGGACGTAGCGATTCTTTAGGTTTGCTTCATTTCGCAAGGACAACATATAATGTTTTATAAAGATTTTGTTAAAAGCGTTTCATCTCTTTCAGATGTTCCGCAAAGCAAGGTAGATGCAGTACTGAAAGCTTTACCGAAAGTTCTAATTAAAGAAGTTTTATCTAAAGAAGATAAGCTAAATATACCTTACTTCGGTACTTTTTATACGAAACGTCGCAAAGGTTATATAAACGATACTAAGTTCAATGCAGTTGTAAGCAGTTTTAGATTTTCTAAAAATATTAAGGACAATGTGAAACAGTATGCAAGTTAATGATATATTGAAAGAGAGACAAAGTACCCACGGTGATTTCAGTAACGTTGCTAAAGTAGCTCAAAATCTAAAAGATATTTTTTACGAAAATCTACAGGGAGGTTTGAGCAATATTCAAGCAGAAGCTATTGAAATGATTTTTCATAAAATAGCTAGGATAGCTAGTGGAAATGCAAGCTTCAAAGATCATTGGAATGATATAGCAGGATATGCCGTATTAGCTAGCAAAGAAAACTTAGATGACTTAGACGACGTTATAAGCTGTATCGCTTACGGAAAGAACGAAGATGAACGAAGAGAAGCTATTAGAACTTTTTTCGAGAGCATTCGAGACGAATCTGTCAAAGATCGTGAATGCTCTTGAACTAAGAGAGCTTCAAAGACTCTATCCTAAAAAGATTCGAGGGAATCTTAAAACCGCAGAAATGTTAGGCATTACGCCTAACGCTTTGCGGCTTAGAGTTTATAAAAGAGAATATCTAGAAGGAATTCATTTTAAGAGAATTTCGGATAGAATATTAGTTTGGGATAGAGACATTCTTTTACGAGAAAGGTTTAAGAATGAAGCTATATAAAAAGAATAATAAGATATACGTCGATTATTCGTTAGGTGCTGAACGTATAAGGAAGTCTTTGAAGTTAGAATGGAATAAGACCAATCTAAACTACGTTAGATCAGAAATTATACCTAAGCTTTTAAAACAAACCGGACAAAGCAAAGAATATAGTTTATACGAACTATTAGATATGGTAGTAGAACAAGTTAAAACTTTTAAAAAAGTTTCTACTGTTTATATGTTATCTAGTTTAATTTCCATAACTAAAAGGTATGTCTTAGACAGACCTATAGATAAGTACACGGTAAGAGATATTGAAAACGTATCTTTAGCTATGTATAAAGACGGATATGCTTCAGGTAGTATAAAAAATAGTATCAATCTTTTAAAAAGGACATTTGATCTAGGTATCAAGCTAGGGGTTATTAGTTTTAATCCAGTATTTCAAATCTTTATACCGAGTAGAAAAAAGATAAAAAGAGTAGTCTATTCTAAAGAACAGGTTAAAAGACTTTTAGAAAGTTCAGATGGAGAATTAAATACTTTTTTATATCTAGCGGTATATACCGGAGCAAGACCGGGAGAAATACTTGCTTTAACGAACGAAGATCTAAAAGATGATAGAATAGTTATAAAGAAAACTTTAGCTATTAATACAAAGAATATTCAAACTACTAAGACAGGTAAAGCTAGAGAAATTGTTATACCGGAAACTTTGAAAAGTAGATTGAAATATTTTTCAAGATTTTCAAGAACTTATTCTACGCTTACAAAACAATTTCAAAAATTATGCAAAGAATTATCTTTACCTTATGGAGGACTTCATAGTCTTAGGCATACCTATGCTAGTACTCTTTTAAACGATAGGGTTGATCCGTTAGTTATAAAAGAACTTCTAGGTCATAGAAGCCTAAAGATGCTTGAAAATGTCTATGGACATTTTATGGGCTATAGTAAAGAAGATTTTGATAGCATAAATAGCAGTTTAAATTACGGTTTGGTAAAAAATTGACACCAAATAAATTTAGAAATACTTAAAATACGAAGTTTCATAAGCATTTCTAAAATTTGAGATGAATTTTACCATAG